CAACTAGAACTTTTACAAACCCAGACGGTTCAACGTTTGTTGCACCAGAATAAAGGATAAACATGTCAGACCAACCAACAGGACCAGCAACACCACCAGCAGACCTGCCACCACACGCAATTGCTTTTGTAATTGACGATGTAGTTCAAGACCAAATTTGGACACAAGACCGCATGGCAGCAATTCTTTTAAGCAAACCGCTTATTGTTAAATCAACTGGCATTGAAGGAATTGTTGTTGGACAGACAATGTACAACAGTGAAACCGGTGAATTTGTACAACAAGATGGAACCATTCTTGCACAACCCTCAAGTCAAGACGTAGTTCCGCCACTAGAAAAGGAATAATAATGAGCGAGGAACAAAAATTAACGCCTTGGGAAAAATTTAAGGCTGGACAAGTTACCGCTGCTTCTGAAGCAACAAACGAATTAATTGAAACAACACCCAACGAACAACGTCCGGCACGTCCATGGGACCTTCTAAATAAAAACATTGGTCGTGTAACAGAAAGTGTTGCCGAAGAACGTTTTGCTATTTGCAAAGAATGCCCAAAACTTCGCAAAGTTGTAAACACTTGTAAAGAATGCGGTTGTTTTATGACTGAGAAGGTAAAACTTCCAAACGCTTTTTGCCCAATCGGTAAATGGCAAACAGCACCTGCCGCACCCGTAGAACTTTAATGTTAAAAAAGCCCTTTAACAAAGATGTTAAGGTGCTTGAATACGAAGAGCAACCTGGAACGTCAAAGGAAACTGTTAAGCCTATGCTTAACACAGTTCCTACATGGTATAAAGAAATACCGAGAGAAGTAATGACGGTAGTGGGTGAAAATCCATCCGTTAAACACTGTATTCCATTTCTTGACGCTTTAACAATTGGTTATTACATTGCTTTGGGGCAAGACGTTTATATTGAACAAACCCCCGATGGTCCCTCTGCTCGATACTCAGGCAATACTAAGCCAGTTAACAACAGGCCACCTGGGGCTACTGGAAAAATGCCAGCACCAGAAGGTTACGACGAAGAACATTTAATTTGGGTAACTCAAGCAGCAATAAGAATTCCAGAAGGTTACAGCGCGGTTTATACGCACCCCCTAAATAGATTTGACCTTCCTTTTATAACTCTTTCTGGCGTTGCCGACGGTGAATTTGTTGTTCATGGGGGCAATGTTCCTTTTCATATTAAAAAAGGTTTTGAGGGTCTTATTCCAAAAGGGACACCGATTATCCAAGTTATACCGTTCTTGCGTGAAGATTGGAAATCAAAGCGCGTAGAAGGAACATGGGAAAAAGGACTTCAAAATACTTCTAACGAGGATTATGGAATGGGTTCTTGGTATCGTCGTCGTAAATGGCAAAAGAAATCCTACAAATAATGTTTAAAAAACGACAACCACCTCAAGTTCTTTATTTTGAATCATCTGCTGGATTCCCTGAAGATTTATTTAAACCAGCAAATCGTGTTGTTCCAAACTGGTATAAAGAAATGCCTAGGTTTGTTCCAGGTCTTGATGGACCAAAAACAACTAGCGTAAAACACTGCATTCCATTTGTTGACGCCTTAACAACCGGTTATATGCTTCTTACTCCGGTGGACATTTACATAGAACAAACACCCGAAGGCCCAATTGGTCGTTGGAATTCACAAACACCGGTTCTTGATGAAAGACCGCACGGGCAAACTGGAAAAATGCCAGCACCTCCAGGGTGTGATGATAAACACTTTTTATGGGTAACTCAGACAGCAGTTGAATTACCAGATGGTTACAGTTTAATTTGTATTCACCCAATTAATCGCACCGACCTTCCTTTTGTCACAACAGGAGGAATTGTTGATGGGCCATTTGTTATGCACGGTGGCAACTTCCCATTTCATATTAAAAAGGGGTTTGAGGGATTGATTCCTCAAGGCACTCCTTTTATGCAAGTGATTCCTTTCAATAGAACTGATTGGGTTGCTAAGAAAAAGGATGGGGTTTACATGGCTGGTGTTGAAAGCACAAGAACTGAAGACTATCATCAAGGTTCTTGGTATCGCCGCAAAAAATGGCACAGAAAATCTTACAAATAAACGAGGACAAAATGTTTAAATCAAAAAAAAATCAAACACCCGTACAACCAAAACGTGAATGGGAATTAATGACCATTCCAAAGGACAAAGACGCCAATAAAAGTCAACGTTCTTTGCGTTACATAGAAGTATCTAATGGTACAAAAATGTTTATAGAAAAACTACACAACTATGACCTTTACATTATTTCTAATGGAACAAACCCAGGAAATGTAAAAGTTATTTCTTTTGCTGAAAACCTTGAAAGCGCAATGATTTTGGCTAAAAATCACGCTTTTGAAATTAAAGAAAGCCCAGTTCAATAAATGGCAACATTTTCCCCCTACTCCAACAATGGTGAAAAAGTAGTTTTTTCTGGACCTAGAAGTCGTTATTTTACACCACAACCAGGAAGCCTTGAGGTTGATGCTTCATCGGCAAACCTTGAAGTTATGGACGTGGGTAATTGGGAAGCAGTTTTAAATTATTTAGGCATTAACCCAGAGGAATAGGCTATGAGAACATTCATTCCAAACACATACGTTCAAGGAACTACCGTTCAGTTCTTTACTTCTAAACCATTTTTGGCTCAAGACAAAGTAACTATTATTGACCCAGACCAAGTTTATTTTGGTTTTCAAATCAATGGCGGTACGCCTCAAATATTTAATTACACTTTTGGTATTGGTGACCCCACCTCCACCATTGTCCGTGTTGGCCTAGGCCTTTACGTAGCCAGCATTGACACCGGACTTTACAGCGATGGGGTTTGGGTGTACTCATTCTCGGGCGAACCAGACAACGCAGTAAATCACGACCAAACCAAAACCAAGGTTCGTGCCATGGGTGAATTGTTGGTTCTTAAGCCAGCATTTAACATGGGTTAATGCTTGACATTTAAATTACATTGATGTAACATTCTTATAGCGAAGTAATAACATAGGAGTGTCGGAATGCAAAAACCAGACATATCAGAGTTTTTTACAATAAAACAATGTGCTATTGGTTCTTTATTGTTGTCAGAAGAACAACGAAATAAAATAAATTACGTTTTGAAACTTTCTAATGAAGAAGTTCAAACCGCAACAATTATGAGGGTTTTAAACGACTGGGGATTTCCTGTAAAGAGGACGACACTCGGGGAACATCGTCGCGGCACCTGTTGCTGCGAAGAATAAGGGACGAGGAACCCAATGACTAAACCAAATGTTGAGGAGTTTTTTCCACGTCGCAATCAGCGACACACAATGAAGCATCCCGATGGATGGGAGCCAGGTCTTCAGTGGGATGGTAAAAAAGGATTAATAACAACAGGTCCTATGGTTGCAGAACCAGACCCCTCTATTTGGGCACGCTTAATTGAGGACTGGGGACTCGACCCAGCAGTAACAGAGGTTGTTGACGGTTCTCTTCAAATCCGCGCATGGCAGGTTAATGTTGGCGATGGACAAATAGAAACATTGAAGTACTACAAGTGCGCTATCAAACCCCGTGAACTAACGGTAGAACGCGCCGACATTGAATCACTTTGTAAAGAAGTTATGAAGCGCAAGCCCGCCAAGCCCAACGTCACGGTTGAGTCTGAGCGGGCTTTTGTCATAACACTGGCAGATTGGCAACTCGGTAAGGGCGAGAACGGTGGAACAACAGCGACAACAGAGCGCATTCTTGCTTCTCGTGACCGTTGCCTTACTCGATATAACGAACTTGTTAAAGTTGGAAGAGCGCCATCGGTTGTTTACATAATTGGCGTTGGTGACCTCAGTGAGGGATGCCAGGGATTCTATCCAATGATGGAATACCAAATTGATTTAAATCGTCGTGAGCAGGAGAGACTTGCCCGACGATTAATTGTTCAATTCATTGACCCGTTTGCAGAACTTGGTATAAAAGTTGTTGCTATGGGTGTTCCGGGAAACCACGGTGAGAACCGAAAGAATGGCAAAGCATTTACAGATTTTACGGACAACAGTGACGTATCTGTATTTGAATCTGTTGCAGAAATCCTTGAGGCAAATCCAGAACGATACGGAAACGTATCAATTCCAATCAATGCAATTAACAATGATGACCTCACAATGACTTTAGATATCTGTGGTGTGCCAACGGCATTTGCTCACGGTCACCAGTATCGCGGTGGAACAAACGCTGCTGCAAAGGCAGAGGGTTGGTGGAAAGGTCAAGCACTTGGACGTACCAACGTTAGCGATGCAGAGATTCTTATCTCAGGTCACTATCACCACTTTATTACCAGCGAAAGCACCGGAAGAACGTTCTTTCAGTGTCCAGCAATGGATGGTGGAAGCAAGTGGTTTACTGGTTCTTCAGGACAAAGCAGTCCGGCGGGAATGTTAACCATGTGCATTGGCGCTGGTGTTGGACCTCGTGGATGGTCTGACCTATTAATTCTTTAATGAAGAGACACAAAGAACCTACAAACGTAGAGATAGCCAGAAAAATAAACCTTCGTAAGAGTCGTGGTGAAAAGTATGTTTGGGTTCCCTGCATCGTTTGCGGAGATTTGTGCCCCCAGCAATACGAGGGGACTTTTGCAGATTGTGATGAAGTTCATTTAACTTGCAAGTATGACGCCGGATACCCTGCGCTTGCTAAAAAACTAGAAAAACAAAGAATAGAAAAAGACAAACTTTCTTTATTCGATGAAACCTAGGTCTATCTCCAGCCACGCATCGTGAGCAGAAATCTTTTCCTTTATCCACCTTGTTCTTCTCTCAGGAGTTGAGCCACCCCATACGCCATGCTCAATTTCATTCTTAAGCGCGTAGTCAAGACACTCGTGTCGAACCGGACAATACAGACAGATTTCAACGGCTTTTTTTATTTTTGATGACTGACCCCTGCCTGGAAAAAACTCACTAACATTATTTGCCCGGCACAAAGCCAACCAATAAAAATTAGGACGAGCATCTTCAAGTGCTCTAATAAAATCATATATTTCAAAATCCGTGTACTCAATCACCGTCGGGCTCCATGTGCAATGAAGCAAGGTGCAAATGAGCCCGTAAAAAAGCACCCTGTCTAGTTGGAAGTGAGTCTTTAAAACTGCAAGAACAAGTTACTTGAAACTTTTCTTTTTCAAAAACAATTGTAACCATGTGTGAAACAATTGTTGCTTTTTGTCTATTTAATCCCAAGACCATTTTCTAAATCCTCGCTTGTGTGATTCTTCTGGGTTGTCTGTAATCATTGTATGACAGTAACGACATAGTGACATGAAGTTGCTCCAATCAGTATCAACGATTTTGCCACCCACTCCGCGAGGCAATATTTCGTGTACGTCAGTTGAATTAATATAGCAGTTATTGTCCCAGCGTGCTTGACATTTTGGGTACAAAACCAAAAATTCTTTTACAAACACAGAACGTTTTTTGTATATTTTTTTCATTTTTGCAGAACGGGGTTGAAGCATTTTTTTTGCTGTCAACCCCTTCCGACTTTTTAAAGGCGTATGACTTTGCAAACCCTTCTTTGCTACAAGGCGCTTACGTCGCTCCATTAAAAGTCAACGTGTTGCTGTTGCGTGTCAAGAATTGAAATTAGACGTTTTGCTTCTTTGAGTTGACCGTTTAATTTTTCTACTTCTTTTTCTAAATCACTTACGGTTGCCTCTAGGTTTTTAACGTATTGCTCTAATTCATTTTCATATGACATACTTAACCCCCTGCTTCTCGGTGGGAAGCCATTAGGCTTCTCAAGGCTTCAAGTCTGCTTCTTACTGAAAGCAATGCCTGACGTGTTGCGTCGTGCTTTGCTTTTGCACCCTCCATTGCTAATCGTTGTGGTTCAGTTTCAACGGTAGCAAGGTCAGATGCCATGTCAGCGGTAATTTTTATTCCATCGTGACTGCCTTCAAACCGTGCTGAAAGACGGCTTTTTGCAAAGGCAATTTCATACACCGCTTCTGCATTACCAAACTCGTCCGCCGTTACAGCAAACGAAGAAGTAAGTTCCTCTATCTGATTGATAGCGTAACGCATTGTTTCTTCAATGCGCATATAACTAAGCGGAATTGAGTAGTTGGTTTTTTCAGACATAATTAAAAACTGTTGTCATCCCAAGGTGCGTTGTTTGCGCTAACAAGTTTCTCATTCTTAGAAATGTTTACAGTTGCAAAACGAAGCAATGCTCCAACCTCATCTGCAACAATTTCAACAGCAGTTCCCTTAGTTCCATCTTGCTTCTCGTATTGACGAACTTCAAGACGGCCAGTAACAATGGCACCTGAACCCTTGGTAAGTGATGTGTGAATATTTTCTGCGGTCTTACCAAAGGCAAGAACGTCATAAAAACTTGTTGTCTCTCGTTCTTTGGCGCGGTAAGTAGAGGCAATGCCAAAACGCACGCTTGCCAAACCACTGTCATTGAACTTAAGTTCCGGGTCCCGTGTAAGGTTCCCACTAACGGTAACAATTGAATTCATTTTTATCTCCTATTCTTGAAGTGATTGTAGGTGTTCAATTACTGCTTTTGCTTCATCAAAAGTTAATGATTCAAGGCTTTCAACCTTGCGACTAACAATTGATTCGATTGCTTCGTACTGCTGAAGGTCGTCCCAGTTAAGTGACTTGTGTGCAATAGCCCAAATCATTCGGGTCATCTTTTCAGTTGCTAGGTTTCCCTGTGGCTTTGCCGATGGCTTACCTGCGGCTTTTGCAACACTCTCACCAAGAGTCGGTGCACTTGCCCTCGGCATTGGCTTTGGCGCTGATTGCAAAGACGATTGCGTAGAGGCATTGCCGTCGTCGTCCTCATCCTGGACCATGCCACAAACGGATAAAATTTGGTACCTCCGCGCATAGGTCACGCTTGAACCTAAAGCCTGGGATGTATCATCCTTGCCAAGGTGCAGGCGCATGTCTTGAACAATGTACTGACCTGATGTGTGCATCAAATACGTTGTAAGAAGGTCACGACCTTCTTGGTCTACGCCAATAAATTGACTGATTGAAAGACCGTTCTTGGAAAGAATTGGTATCGCTGCTGCCATGACCTCTGGCAACGGTGCATACTTACTCTTAAAGAATGGGTTAACAGAACTTTTGGGCACAGCAGAAAACTCTCCCTGTGCTTTAGCCAACGCTGTTGCTAATTCATTTATTTCATTACTCATTGTCATACTTTGTTTCCTCTCTCTATAAGCCTTTCATTAAGGCAATCTATATAGTAACACTTATTGCAAACTTTGTCAAATAACATTATTTATTAACTGCCCTAAGCGTTCTTGCACCGGGACGAACCTTCTTGAATTGTTCAAAGATTTCCGGTGCTTCTTTGCGAATGCGGTCAGTATCAAGCGACTCGACCTCCTTGCCTGACTTGTAAGAAAGGATAGGGTTGCCGTCAACAGTGGCAAACTCTGCATCACCAATCATCTCAATAACTTGAGCACGTAAAGCCTTGCGTTTAGCGTCTGCTTCATCAGCAAACAACTTTGCCTCATTAAACTCAGCCCAAATTTCCGACAAAACAACACCGCCTTCGTAAACCTTACCGCTTTCGTGGCGTGGATAACGTTGTTGAAGTGCTGATTCGGTTGCATCGCTTCCATCAGTGGCAGGAGCAATGTTTTTTTCAACCAAGTCCCAAAACTGTTGCTCAGCAATAGTCATGTTCTCCGCAATGTCAACGTCCCATTGCATCTCACGAACCTGCAATCCTTGACCACCGATTAGTGCCGCAAATGTAATGTTTTCCCAGCCAGTTACAACGCCGTAGTGATACGCCTGAAGCATGTAACTTTGCGGAATTCCATTGTAAGCCCAAGCACCGAGAGAGCCCGGTGAAGCAATACCGGCAGTCTTAACTTCAAGAATGCCTAGAACCCCTGGTGGTTCGTAATCAAAACGCCAAGTTTGAACCTTACCGGCAGGAAATTCCTCGCTAGGTTCAACGATTACAAAGTCAAGATTGGCAAACATAAACCCAAGATTTTCGGTCTTAGACTTAAGAATGACAGGCCACTCTACAACTGCCTTGTTGTAATCCTTGGCAAACTTTTCAGCAATAGGGCGTTCAAGAATGTGACCCCATTCGGTGGCCTCATTGCCAACAAAATCACGTTCAATGGTTCCGGTCTTTTCAGCCCACAACGCATAAGCAGACTTGTATTTATTGACACCGCAAACAGTACCGGCATCACTACCACCAATACCACCCTCACGTGCCTTAAGCCACTCTTCTTCACTCATGTCCCATACTGGGATAATCTCTACATTATTCATCTCTACCCTTTCAGTTTAATAGTCCGGGCTACCCCGTCCTGGAAATCTAATACGCCTGCTTCTCTAAGTTCTTGGCAAATCTCAAACAAATAACCTAATGCAAGACCGGTAACCTCAGAAAGGTCTCGGTAACTTGGACCGTAGTCATGTTTAGTATACCAGTTCTTAATAGATTTTACAATTAACTTTTCACTTTCAACTTTAGCATTAATTTTCTTCATTGTCAATTACCTCAATTGGAGTTTTTTTAATGTGGTTTATAACTTGCTCGTATAGTTCTTTGTAAAGGTTTGGCGATTCTTCAATCTTTGACTTTGCTTTTGAACGACCATTGGCGAATTGCTCACCCTGATAATAAATCCAAGCACCAGACTGACGTAAAACACCAGCATCAATAGCGCAATCCAAAAGAACATTAGCCTTTGGAACACCAACGCCATACTCAAGGTCAAACTCCGCTTGACGAAGCGGTGGCGCAACTTTGTTTTTAACAACCTTCACTCGGGTTCGATTAGCAGTTGCTTCTTCACCCTTCTTAATGGTTTGAATACGACGAACGTCTAAACGCACCGAAGCGTAATAAGGCAAGGCCTTTCCGCCCGGCGTGTACTCACTTGGGCCGTACATTTTACCGATAGATTCACGCAATTGATTAATAAAAATTACAAGCGTATTGGTCTTTGATACCGTTCCAGTTAACTTGCGCAAGGCCTGACCCATCAAACGTGGTTGAAGTCCAACATGAGCATCGCCCATCTCGCCCTCAATTTCAGCGCGGGGAACCAAAGCGGCAACAGAATCCACTACAACAATACCAATCTCACCGCTTTCCACAAGGCGAATTGTAATTTCAAGACCTTGCTCTGCGTTATTGGGTTGAGAAATCAATAAAGCGGGTAGGTCAACACCAATTGCAGTGGCGTATACGGGGTCTAGGGCGTGTTCTGCGTCAACGTAAGCACAAATTAGACCCAAAGCCTGGGCCTCAGCAATTGCGTGCAACGCAAGCGTAGATTTACCAGATGAGGGTGGACCAAAAAATTCTACAATCCTACCCTTCGGTAGTCCACCCACCCCCAAAGCCATGTCCAGCGAAAGAATACCCGTAGGTATAACCTCAACTGGAACAATGTCCGACTCGTTCAAACGCATAATAGAACCAGCACCAAACTGCTTGTTAATCTCATCAAGCACTGCTGCTAGGGAATCGTTTGTTTTGGTAGTTGCTTTCTTTGCCATAAAACCTCCATTTTCAAATTTTAAATTGTTTTACATGTTATCAGAACATTTGTTCTGCGTCAAGTATTGACAAAACACAAACTGTATGATAAAATCGAGCCATGACAAATTTGACGAGTAGCGGTAACTATGCGTGGGAAGAAGGCGGAGAAATCTTTGTAAAGTCCGTCTACAACAGCAAGATGGTGGAGGATTTCCGTGAAATTACGGGCAGAAGGTGGGATGGAAACCGGAAAGTTAACATCTTTCCCCATTCTTCGCTTAATCAAATAAGGGCACTTGCACCCAAATGGGGCATAACCTTAGGTGATGAACTAGAGATTACTGGTCCTATGGACTTTACTGATAGTAAAAGAACTTATAATGTTGAAGTTGTTGATGACAAGATTGTTATTTGTTTTGACTATAACCCTGCTCTTATTAATAGTATTAAGTCACACGTTCCCAGTGCTAAATGGGACTCAACGGAACGAGCATGGAAAGTGCCTGAAAAGGACCTTGTTGATGTAGTTCGTTTCTCTGTGGCCTGCGACTTTACGCTCTCGCCTGAACTGAGTAAGAAGGCAAACGACGTAATTATTAAATCTAAAGAGATGCGTGAGGCTTCAGAATCACTAAGCGCTGACATTGAAATCCCCGGCATTGCGGTGCCACTGCTTCCGTACCAGAAGGCAGGGGTCGCCTACATGCAGAAGGTTCGTAAGGGCATCATTGGAGACCAACCCGGACTAGGTAAAACTGCACAGGCTATTGCAACAATAGTATTAGAAAATCAATTTCCATTAATAGTTGTTTGCCCTAATACTTTAAAAATTAACTGGGAACGTGAGGTTAAAAAATTTTTTCCAAATTTGACCACTTGTATTCTTACGGGCGGCAAGCCCGCCCCAATTGAAAAATCGGATGTAATTATTGTTAACTACGATATTTTGTATCAACGTAATGATGACATCATTGAACATGGATTTACTTCTTTAGTTGTAGACGAATCACACGCAATTAAAAACGGGCAGAAGAAGCACAACTGTCCAGAGTGCGCCGCGGTTTGTCGGTCCAACGCAACGAACTGTGCCGGCTGTGGTTCCCGCGGGATTAAGCCAGTAGAACGCTGGACAGTAAAGCGTACTGATGCAGTTATGCGTCTTGCTAGGTTGCAAGGTCCGAACGACATGACATTGCTCCTGACGGGAACCCCGATTACGAACCGCCCCGACGAGTTGATTCCGCAACTAGAAGCGGTGCGTTGTTTAGACCGGTTTGGTGGAGCGTGGCGATTTAAAAACCGTTATGCGCCTAAGCGAAACATGGCTATCAACACGTTAGAATTAAATAACAAAATGCGTGAGATGTGTTTTGTGCGCCGTGTTAAAAAAGACGTGTACGGAGAACTACCACCATTGCGTAATGCTGTTCAGTATTTGTCTATTGACGACAAGAAAATGAACGAGTACCGCATTGTTGAGAACGACGTTGTTGAGTACTTTGCACAGCGAGCCAAAGACCTTGCTGAAGAAGATGGTAGTGACGGTACTGATGCGTACTGGCGTAAAAAAATTGCTTTAGAAAACTCGGTCAACTTAGTACGAATCACCGCTTTACGAGACGCCGTTTCAAAAATAAAATTTGACAGTATCTCGGAGTGGATTGATAACTTCCTTGAATCAAGTGACGGCGAAAAGGTAATTGTTTTTGCTGAGCACATTGACTTGGTGGAGAAAATCTACGACCGCTACAAGGACCTAGCCGTGAAGATTCGTGGTGGTGTATCTACTGATAATCGACAGAAGGCAGTGGACAAATTCCAAACCGACTCGAAGTGTCGAGTGTTTGTAGCAAACATGACCTCAGCCTCAGAAGGTCTAACCCTAACCGCAGCAAGCGACGTGGTGTTTTGTGAACTTGGCTGGACCCCAGCAATTCACGAACAATGTGTTAGCCGTGCCTACGGTCGTGTAAATGACATGCATGGTGCTACGGCGTGGTATCTTTTAGCACCTCAAACCATTGACGAAGACATCTATAGTCTGCTAGACAAGAAGCGTAAGATTGTAGATTCTGTTACCGACGGCATTGACGTTGAGGAGCAGGGAAGTCTTATTGGCGAACTAGTCAAGACACTTGCGGACAGGGGCAGAAATAATGAAGGACTTAGTTGAGGTAAAAGGTCACCGTTATGCGACCGTCCCTGAGTGGATTCTTGACTCAAAAATTAGCGACCGTGCCGTTAGGTTGTTTGGTGTACTTAATCGCTACGCAGGCGAAAATAGACCCGCTTGGCCTTCAAGGAAAACACTAGCCACACGCCTTGACTGCTCCGTTCCCAGCATTGACCGTTCCATGAGGGAATTGGTTGAACTTGGAGCCTTGACCGTAGAAGAACGCAGGCGTGAAAATGGCTCTAGAACTAGTTCTTTGTATCACCTTTGGCCATCTAATGAAATCCAGCGACTTAAGTCAAAACCTATAAAAGTACGCAGGTTTGAAGACAGCAACCTATCACCCGTGATAGTACCCCCTATCACCAGTGATAGTACCCCCCTATCACCGGTGATACACCCAGAAGGAACATTAATAGAAGGAACATTAGATAACAATATAATGTCTGTTAGTGATGAAGAATTATCAGTATCTAAGTTTACAAATGAATTTGATGAATTGTGGTTGTTGTATCCAAGGGGTGATAACAAGTTGGGTGCATATGAAAAATATAATGCAACGCTAAAAAAGGGAGCGACACACCAGCAGTTGTTGAGTGCTGTTATCGCTTACGCCAAAGCACGTGAGGGTGGAGAAAAGAAATTCAACATGCTCGGCGCAACTTTTTTTGGACCACATGAACGTTGGCGCGATTTTATGCCGGCTGATGTTTCAATTGAAATGTCACAAGAGCAAACCACACTTGCTCAAGTATGGGAAGACTACGACCGTGGCGAAGATTGGACCGACCCAAAAACAAATGAAAAAAGAAACACATTGCCCGCCGTGTTGGGTTACAATCGTCCTAAGAATTTAGACGGGCAATACGTTGATTTAAGTGGCAAGCCATACGCAATAAATAATGCTGGCGAACGTGTCAGCGCAGATTACTGGGCAGAGAGGTAACAAAACGAGTGGGCACTCAAAAGATTCCGCATGACTTTGAAGCAGAGGAATCTGTTCTTGGCGCAATGCTTCTTACCAACGAAGCAATTATTACTGGTATTGACAGCGTGAAGGTTGAAGATTTTTACAATCCAACGAACGCTCGTATTTTTGGTGCAATATTAAATTGTTTTTCTAAAGGCATAAAAGTTGATGCCGTGACAGTTGCTTCAGAAATGAACGACAATCAAATAATACCAATGTTGATTCAGTTCAGTCTGAACACGCCTTCGTCAAGCAACATAACAAACTATGCGGCTATTGTTCGCAAGCACAGTATTTCTCGTTCTTTGATGGGAACGTTTGAAGAGTCAACAAAACTGATTCGTCTTGGCGAAGACCCATTTGAAATGGCCGAGCGTGTTGCAAAAATTGCTTCGGGTATTCAGAACTTTCATACGAAAGAACCTGAATCAATGACGTTGCAGGAACTAGAAGACAACGCAGAATTAATTGCACCAGTTGTTATTCCGGGAATGATGCACCGAGACTATCGAACGATTGTTGTTGCCGAAGAAGGTGCTGGTAAGTCGCTACTACTTCGTACGATTGCCATGACTGCTTCACAGGGTTACCACCCATTTAGTCATCAAGAAATTTTGCCAATTCGTGCTTTAATTGTTGACCTTGAAAACCCAACCGAAGCAATTACGCAGACCGCTTCACCGTTAATGCGCATGATGCAGGAAAAGAATACGGGACGGTTTGACCAAGAGCGTTTGCGTTTTTGGCGTAAACCCGGTGGTATTGACATTCGTCGCCTATCGGACAAAGCGGAATTGCAAAGAGAAATTATGTTTCATAAACCAGAACTTGTTTGCATTGGTCCAATTTATAAAATGTATCGCCGTAACTCTAGTGAATCATACGAGGATTCTGCTGACGAAGCAATGGCTGTGTTGGATGAACTTCGCACCCGCTTTGAGTTTGCGCTTATAATGGAACACCATGCGGCTAAGGGAAAATCAGGAGAAAAGCGTGACCTTTCTCCAATGGGTTCACAGCGTTGGATGGCGTGGCCCGAAATTGGTATATCGTTGTATAAAGATACAGAGGTTGAGGGAACTCTTAACGTAAAGCGTTATAGAGGCGACCGACTTCAAGGCGTTTCATGGCCGGACAGAATTTATCGAAACAGGCAATGGCTTGTAGAAGGGGTTTGGGATTAATGACAGTAGTAGTTGCTTATACATGTGAAGATTGGTGTGGAATGTCATTTGATTCTGCCTCTAGCGACGATGACATGATTCTCGCTGCCTCAACGCCCAAGGCAATCATTCACGCAGGGAACGGCATCATTGGTGCCGCAGGTTCTTGGCGTGTTATAAATCTCTTGTCAAAGTTAAAGGCAAGAAAAGTGAGCCCGGAGACAATTGTTTCCATGCTCAAAGAGGTGAAGGGTGAAGATGAATCCATCAAGGAGATGGAGATTCTTTGCGCTTGGCCCAATCGTCCGTTGGTCATCATTCAAGGTGACTTTGCGATGATTGAAATGGAGTCGCCGTATCTGGCGATTGGTTCAGGTTCCCCCTATTCGATTGGCTACCTTGAGGGTTGCGAAGAGATAGGCCCAGAAGAACTTAACTACGCCGTGGAAGTAGCAGTTAAATACTCCCCGAGCGTTGTTGGCCCAGTAAAAAATCTTTACTGTGGGTCGAAGTAGAAGGGAATAGATGAAATATCTATCAATTGTCCTTTTGACAGTTAGTAGTTTTGGTTTGGGTACAGCATTGCCAACTAAAAGTTCGGCAGACGCACCTCAAACTACAACAACCATTACAGGCACGGGGGCATCTTGGAACCCTGCGTCGCTATTAGAACCACCAGTTGCACCGCCTTCGTTGACGCACATTAATGTGCCTACAACGACGACGACAACACTTTACCCACCACCGCTTGTCTCTCCAGACATTATGGCTAAGTGGCAAAAAGTTGCTCAGTGCGAGCAAAGTGGTAATTGGCATGCTAGGGGTCCAATTTATTCAGGTGGTTTAGGAATATTAGAAACCAACTGGGTACATTATGGTGGATTAAAATTGTTTGGGCCGTTGTACGCTGCAAGTCCTGAACAACAAGTTTTTATCGCAAGAAAAATACAAGCAGCGGCAGGAATGCCGGAACACGTTCCCAACCAATTTGGTTGTGGCGGTGGATGGTAAAACAAAAAAGGTAAATAAATGAACTTTGATGAATGGCTAAAATACGGTATTGAAAATGGATTTTGCACGGAACAATTTTGTTCTACACATGATGCAATGCCATTACATGAAACAGAAGAACGAGCGTGGAGCGAGGGCAATGACCCATGCGCACACATGGTAAGACTAGGCATGCCGTCTGATTGGATTTTACCTGATTGGTGGTTTGAGGAGATAAAAGATGACAACAACTAAAATTGGAAACACATACTACGTGAACATTGGTTTTTGGATTAAGGTTTCAAAATGAGTGATGAAGAAAAGTGGGCGGAACACTATCCTGACAAAAAAATACCTGGAATTTCAAAACCGGTTGAAGGAAAGTGTGGAGCACGTCTTCGCAATAAAGAAATTAAAGAATTAGAAATAATTCGTTACTGTAACAAAACAGCCGGAATGGGCACAGACCATTTAGGCGAGGGTACTTGCAAGTGGCACCTTGGTAACAGCGCAAAACACACCAGGGGAGCCGTGCGGGTAAAAATGAAGAAAGAACTTGTTACGTTATCTGAAAAATTGGGTCAACCAACACCGTTGGGACCACCCGAAGTAGAAGCATTTCAACTTGCATCAAAGATGAAAACATGGACGCTGATTCTTGAAGAGAAGATGGGCGAACTTAATGGCATTCTTGAAGTAACTGACAAAGCAGGCATTGAACACGTTCGTGCTCTTATTGAAGTTATGGAACGAGCATGGGAACGCTATCAAGGCGCTCTTGAATTTATGATGAAATACGATTTGCGCAAAAGAGTTATTGAACTAGAAGAACATCAGGCCAATCTTGTTGGCGCTGCTTTTATGGCAATCATTCTTAGTAAGGATTTAAAACTATCTGAATCGCAAATTGAAGCAGCAAGAACTATGTTTGCAAATAGCATGATTGAACTTGGTGGAGAAATGGAACCAAGTTGGGCATCTGGAATCGTTGATGCAGAAGTTGTTGATTAAGAGTCAAAACAACAAGTAGAAAGCCCCCGCCAAAAAAGGCGGGGGCTTTTCTATTTCCGACACGGGAAAATTACTGTGTTGTAACGTACTCGTTTTGTTCACCAACATAGCGAACGTAAATGGTCCACACACCTTCGCCACTTAGGCGAGCAGTTGCCTCGTAGGGCAGTGACGAACGGTTAACGCCTGTTATGTTATTGATACCCATCAGCGTACGAAGTGCCTGACCAGTGTCACCACCGGTCTTAGAACCTTCTTTCCAGACAAACCACTGACCGGGGGCTTGCTGAAGTTGCTCACGACGAGCAACTGTCTTTACAGATGGTCCACGACCACCCACGGAATTACGCGGGCGAGGTGATTCTGCTTTCATAGGTTTAATACTGTTTGTTAATTCACTCATTTTGTTTCCTTTCTCAATAGTTTATTTTACAATCTTTTGTGAGAGTTTGCAAGGGCACCAAGTCGTTCCAGCCTGATGCCCTTGCCATCGCTAGGTTTAACCCTAACGGCGTCGTGCGCCTTGGGCAGAAGGTCACGACTAAACGTAATAACCTTATCATTTTAAAGCCTAGTTGTCAAGTTTGCGTTTTGACTTAGCAGCCTCTCGCTCTGCTTCGCCATCAAGAATTTTGTAGCAACCTTGTTTAATCTTTAAAAAATAATCAGTATTTTTTACTAACTTTATTGTAGCATCATAAGAAATTTTTAGCAAATCCTGAATTTCTTTTGTTGTAAATTCAATGCCAGCATTTTGCCTAGCCCACGCAGATAATTCTTTTTTGATGTCACGCTTTTGAGCCTTTTTGTCTAAAACAACTTGCTCTCCAGTTAATTCTTCAATCAAAGTGTTGCTAACCATGTGTGATTTAAGCGTTTCAACAACGTTTGAGTTTTCACGCCCAGCCTTTTCAATAATAAACTGAGCCCTTAAACTTTCTTGTGTATCAAATGTCACCAAAAACCATTTCCTCAAGTTTTTCCGTCAAGATTTGATTAACAAACATTCCAATTCTAAAGCCACTGTTAAAATCTGAGGCCGCATTGTTTGCCAAACTATCAAGATAGTCGCTTGATATAGCAATAACACATTCCATTCCGCCGGAAAGTTCTATAAAATCAAACGGTTTGTCTTTGCTTAAAACAGAATCATCAGGAACCGCAATTGCACTAACGGAAAACCCCTCAGCACTAGCGGTACTTAACAATCCGTCAAACGGCTGTTCGTTCTCTCTGTAATTCCAAATGTTTTCTTTAAAACCCATATCTCCCCTTTCACTCTTTAATAATTATACATCATTAACTGGCTTTATGCCAATTACATTTATTTTACCGGTTTCCGCTAATTCACCCCAAGGCAAATCATCATCCTCCCAGTTGTCATCTAAATCTAATTCCGCAGTCACAAGAAACTTTGAAATATTGCGTGCCTTATGGTCTGCCTTACATAGTTCTATTGTTTGAATCTCCCACAACACAGTTGCTACAACCCTGTTGCCATCCAAATTAATTAAACGAACCTCGTACGCCGGTGTCGGCTCCTCTGGCTCTGTTTCCTCAACCTCAATTGCTTTGTGTACTGCCTGCCATGGTGGAACAGCAATGCACAACTCACTAAACATTTCAAAAGCATCTGCTCTTGAAACTTCACCTTCATAAAAAATACCTACTTCGGTGTAAGCACGCCCGCGCTTTTCGTAAAGCGCAACTGCCCATTCGGTTTCGTTGTAAAAGAAGTCTTCGTGGTCACTCATTCTCTAATCCTTTCTAACAATTGCACATCATCTTCAGCCCACGCCACTCGTGCTTCGATGATAGGCCAGTAGTCCTTGGTTATTTCACAGCCAATCCATTTGAAGCCCTCTAGGGTCGCTGCCATAGCGGTCGTGCCTGAACCGAGGAACGGGTCTAAAACTGTGCCGTTCGGTGGCGTAACTAACTTAATTAGGTAGCGCATTAAGGCGATTGGCTTTACGGTGGGGTGGAAGTTTGGCAACCCCTCCAGCCCTGCGTTGCGCTCGGACTTACTGGCTTTAGCGCAGTAGAAGAAGCGTTGCGGCTCACCAAAGTATTCCAGCACTTCCTCACTACCGTCATGGATTACGTTGGCGGGCCAGCGACCCTGGTCTACTGTTGTTACAGTCAACTTGGTTCGGTCTGCGTAGGTCTTGGTTTCGCCAGTTCCTATTTCAACCCGTGACCCATCTATGTTCAGCGCACCAGTGCCGTAGGTAAGGACATTGTTAGCAACAGTGCCAATGACAGGCTTGCGAGCCAACACAATCGGCTCGTGCGCAGGTTTAAGTGCTGTACCCCAGCCTTTCCATTTTTTTGATTCCTCACTTGCTGGAGCAAAAACATCTTGCTTACCTGTAGCAGCAACAGCGTTCTCATTCCACCCTGAGCCTTGTCCAGTACTTGTTTTTCCAAAAGTTCTTTCACCAACTTTTTCACCTTGAACACCAGCAGACTTATCCATTGCTTTTGCAACATCCATAGACTTTGGAAACCCTGTGCCATAAATCCACATAATTTGGTCACGAATCTCAAAGCCTGCATCTTCTACTGCGCTTGCGAGGCGGTGGTATGTTCTTGAGCCACCGAAAGCAAGCAAGTGTCCACCTGGCTTTAGAACTCGAAATGCTTGGCTCCATAATTCTACGTTGTACGCAATTCCTGAATTATCCCAAGACTTGCCCATAAACCCAAGTTCGTAAGGTGGGTCGGTAACAATTGAATCCACGCTGTTGTCAGGCATTTCAGCCAGCAACTCTAAGCAATTCCCTTTGAGTAACATTAGAGAGATAATACCAGAAACGGCGAGCGCACGTTGGTCGTATGCATGGCCGAGGCTTCAAGTGCTTGGTAGAGCAAGCCTTCTTTGATTTTGTCCCATCTTTTACTCATCAATAATATCCCATCCGTGCGCCTCGCTAAGAACCAACAAAGCACTCATAGTGTCAATGGCACAACTGTCCAATGGAAATACTTTTTTGGCGTCATCAATAAAAGTGTAATAAGCGTCATCTTTGCGATACCTAGTAGCACCAGTCGAAGCGTTATAAACCATCATTACCTCACTGTCGTCAGGCGTAACAATGTAACCAGTCCAGTTTCCGTTGTCGCTAACCCTGTCCATGGCAAAATAGTATTGCTCCAACAAAGACACATCAAACGGCATAAGAAAATCTGCTTCTAGGTCAGTCATCTCATCTATTGCTTTTTCAATAAGAAACATATAACTCCTCTCTTTAATCTGTTACGGCGTTTCCGCAACACAAACATAATAACACACAAACAACAGTGTGTCAAATTATTCATAAATTAATTTTCCAAACAAAGCATACTGCAAAACATAACCAGAGACGCAAGTGTCCCATTCGTCAAAACTTTTTGGTACTGGGTAGCCGCAGTGGTACTTATCGTCCATAAGCAACTTCTTGTAAGCATTGACAAGGGTGAACTTACTCACTACCTTTGTTAAATACTCAATTGAACCAGGAATGCGCATGTCGTAGTCGGGGTTTTCGTAGGTAACTGGAACAAATTCATCTTCTTCGCCATAAGTAAATTCTTTTACCCAAGGTTGGTTGTTGCGCCAAATGTTGTCAAAAACCTCAGACATAATGTCATCTATGTCAATTTCTACTGGAATTGATACTTTCATAGTTGCCTTTCTTGTTTAGGGCATTTCCCTTTACACAAACAATATAACACACATTAATAGAAATGTCAAGAATGCTTGACGGATTTAAAAAATCTGTTATAGTTACGCACGAGTAGCCCACTCTCTACTCATGTTTTACTTACTCAGGCTTGAAGTGCCCCGTCAGTTATACCTTTTCTGGCGGGGACTTCTGCTTTTTCCGGTACTTTTTCCGGTACTTTTTTATAGCACTAAAACCCTTATTTTATAAGGAAGTACATTTATAGTCATGGTACTTTGAAAAAATCAAATAGACAGGTACTTGACAAGCAGTATTTTTTGCTGTATCATTTACTTAATTACTAAAGAAGGGAACATAAGATGACCACAACAGAAACAATGGACGTAATGGACACCACCATCATTGTTAGCCAGTTGCAATTTTTACAAATTCTAGGTTGCATTGGGGCAGTGACTCAAGGCATGAAGTCAGAAGAAGAAGAAACCGGCGAGGTTCACAAAGAACTTGAAGACCTCACCGCCTTGACCGAGTATCTTGGAAATCAATACGTTCTCCAGCATGCCAACACAGCAGTTGCCATGGGGGAGAAGGAAGCAGAGGAAGAGCAATGAGCGACAACGCATTAATTGAACAACTATCAAAATGCCTTGCCAACGCAACAACAATGTATCACCGCACCCACGGTTTTCACTGGAACGTAACTGGCCGTGACTTTCCACAATGGCACAAGAAATTCCTTCAAATTTACAAGGATGTTTATAGCAGTCTTGACCCACTTGGAGAAAGCATTCGCAAACTTGGTGGCATACCAGCATTCCGCCTTGACGAACTATCAGCAAATGCAACATTGCAAGATTCACCAGTACGTGCTTATGACCCGCAGACTTTAGTGGCTGACCTGCTTAAAACAAATACCGAAATGTTGGTTTGTTTGAACCGTGCTTTTGATGCTGCGGCAAGCGCAAATCAACAAGGTATTGCTAACTTCCTTGCAGAGCGCATTGACATGCACCAGACATGGCAATGGCAACTATCGGTGTCATTGTAACCATGAACGCCGTACCAACAGAGGATAGAGTAATCCTTAAACTAACCCACGATGACAAAGTGACTGACTCAGGGTTTGTTATTCCTAAGAACGCACAGGAAATTCCAAATCAGGGGGAAGTTGTAGCAGTGGGGCCTGGAAGATATACCAGCGCAGGAATCCACATTCCAATGCACGTAATAGTAGGCGACACAGTAGTCTTTGACAAGGCTATGGCTTATGGAATCAAACTGGAAGGTGAAGATTACGTTACCGTTCCAAGCCTAGGTATTTTAGCAATAGTAGATGGAGCGCCGTTCTGATGTTTAAGAAGAAACACGCACTTCAGTCACTAGATTTTCGAGTGGAAGAACTGGAATTCCAAGTCAGAATGCTTCACGAAAATTTTTTGGCGGGGGGCAAATCCGAAAAGAGAAGGAACTACCCCAACGTCCCAATATCAATGATAAATATACACTGGCTGTATGCAGAGATAGAAAGACTCTACATGGAAGAAGACATTGAATGGTCTGAAGATATGGTAGAGGGGTTTAGAAAAGGAATTGGAATGGTACAAGACTTTCTTGACTGGTGTCTGATTGAAAGAGGAGATGACTGATGCTAAAACGAGTACACAGAACAAAGCCACACGAGATGACAAAACAAGAGTTTGAACAACAATGGCTACTACGCAAACAAATTAGAGAGTTGCATGAAGAAGCCAGAAGTATTCTAAGGGAACACTCGAATACACAATGAAAGAAATAATCAACGTAATTACTTTGCTTGTAACGTTCATTGCGCTGGTTGTATGGTCGCTTACGGGTCACAACTGGAAGAAACCCAAACAGTAATTTGTTGCAATTAAAGGCTTATAAGTGTAAAAGCATGAGAAAAGCATGAGAAAATCATGAAAAAAACATGCTCAAACGCCCTTCTTTGTCCTCACGCACGCGTATAGGGTACTTTTTTACACAAAACCCCTTGACATGAGTACAAATATGTACTATAATAGTATTTATACATTAAAATAAGCATAGTACGTACTAAAAAAGACTTTTAAAATAATTAATTCACACACAGGAAATCCCTGAAAAACTGCCTGAAATCGGCCATGCGCGTTTAATTAGTCTGTTTCGCGTGCGCCACCCTAGCAAAAATAACTTTCGCGCACACGAGAATTCCTAAAAATTCCTTCGCGCCCGCGATTCGCGCACACGCGATAAAATTATTAAATATAATTTCTTCACACGCGAAACCCCTGAAAAACTGCCTGCAACGCTCGCGTACGTGACACGCGATAAATTCATTATTTTCATGGGTACGGACAATGAGTGTGTTTAATGCCTAGCGGGCTCAGAATCGCAAAACAGAGCCCTCTGGAGGGCGTATAAAGCGAGAACCCCCGCTCCAGTAGCCGTGCTAGCAAACTACTGGGCAGGGTGTAGGTGAAGAGCCTACTAAATCTCTGACTATGGGATTGTTAATCCTCGTCCGGAACCTCTACGTCCCCCGTCCAAGGGATTTCTGTGACGTAGTAGGAATGTCTGTTAATAAAAACTCTACCGCTGACTAAAACGCTTCTCTCGTCCCCGTCAACAAAAGTCCATACATGGTGTTCGTCTAGGGACTTGATGTACTCCCAGTCGTCACCGTAGGTCTCGTACTGAATGTCGCTGGGTTTATACTGCTTGACCCATTCTTCCCAAGTAAGTGTTTCCATTAGAACGCCTCCCCGCATGTATCGCAGAATCCGTTGCTTGGCCAGTCGTAATCATCACGCTCCTCTAGGGCGTGCCAGTTACTGGGCATTGGTGTATCTGAACAACGAGCGCAGACCATCTTCGGTGTCTTCCCACACCCGTAGGTGCAGTAGCCGTCTGGCTGGCAGTCATAACTGAAGTAGCCAACTGTGATTAGTATCTCGGTCATTGCTTCGCCCCATCTTCAATAGATACCAAGTTCATCATGTGACCACAAACAAAGCACTTCGGGTCGCTAATGCCAGCCGAGGGCGTTGTAACCTCCGTTAATGTGTCACAATCATCAGGGTCACATACATAAGTAAACTTTTTCCAAGTCATTAGTTTTTACCTATGTAACGGACGTAAACCTTGAATACACCATCAACGGTGCGGTAAGAGCGCTGAAAGTCTTCGCCTAGAAACTCAGTAGGTGGTGTCACCTTCTTAATTCCTTCACGGACTAAAGCCCACTTGCCGGGGTTGTTAATAAGTTCTTGCTTAACTGCAAGCCACTTAAGACCCTTGCTTCTGTATACTATCTTTGGTGGGTCTTCCCACTTCACTTCATTATTTTCCATTAGTTCTCCTCCTCTTCTTCTTCGTCATCTTCTTCTTCTGGTGTAACGTCATCAACGTCAATGGAGTACACGCAAACAGACTGCCTGTAGTTTTCGTATTTCCAACCCTCGGCTTCTGCCTCGGCCTCTGAACCAACTTCTACTTCGTACTCGTAATGCACAACAACCTTTACGTTGTATGTAAATACTTTCTCTTCAATTTCTACTGACATAAATAACTCCTTCTAAGTTAAATGCACTGGGCTTTTCCCAACACAAACATTATGACACACTTCTTACTGCCTGTCAAGTAACACAAAAAATATTTGTTGTTTCCTCAACACAAACAGTATAACACAGATTCTTCAAGATTGCAAATCGTTTTTTCGCGCACGCGAGAAAATAAAAAATGGCCACACGCGAACTTCCTAAAATCTGCTTAACCCTCGCGCGTACGTGACACGCGATAACCACCCCTTTCGGGGCGGGTCATGCTAACACACATGCTCTTCTAGTATTAACGCCGTCAACAAATCGGTAGTCTGATACAAACCAGAAACAACTTCTTTCTTGTTGGGAACAACAATAAAATCTATGTTAAGGTTAAGTAACTCAATAGACTTCTGAATAGCAGAAATCATCTCCTCAACATCATCAGCCGTATAGCCCATTAAACTCATGCTGATACCTCTTCTTCCTCTAGACAACCCCAGTCATTGCTACTAATAGCAAAGTAGAACTCGGTAGGGTCATTCTCCAATAAATCCATCTGTTCTTTTGTAAGGTCGTCAGTATTAAAGGTCATAAAATCGGCATCTTCTGCTGAACCATAGTTACCTGTATAATCAATGTACATCTTTGACATAATTTCTCCTTTTTCAATGCAACGGCTTTTCCGTTACTTAACTAGTGTATCAGACAAAACTTATTCTGTCAAGTCCTCTTTGATAATACCTGCGCTCACCCAACCAGCCTTGTCAAGACGTGCGTTGTTCTCGTCAACCAATTCCTGCGAGACAATAGCCCCACTCTTCTTAATGACAGTTGAACTGCGTGGTATGCGGTTCTTGATTAGATAGTTAAGTGCCCAACTCTTAAGGTTTTTTCCACCCTCTAAAGCCTCATTGAGCGACTTCTCACCCTCTGGTGTCAAATCATCTCGGCGTAAAACAATCATGCCCTCAGCCTCACCATAAGCCCCGTTGTTGTCAATGTAAATAATGTTTCCCTGCATGTAATCCTCTCTCTTACCCTCTGACCTGTTTCAGGGGGGACTCAATTATAGCAGATAAAAAATGCCCACGCAGAAATTACTGAAAAACTGCGGGGAGTTGGAATAACGTTTTATTAAAAAGTTTTCGCGTACGCGACCCCTAAATACGCGCGCGACTCGCGTACGTACACACGCGCGAAAGAACCCCGAAGGGTTCGGTTACTCTTCGGTAACCTTCTTACCCTCCAAGATGTAGGCACTAGCCTTCTGCGCTCTGCCAACCGCCTTCACTAGGATTTTAGGGTCACGCTTCAACGCCTTCAACCAACCCTGAATGTACGCTGTGCTGTTCTCAATGGTGCTGGGCAGAACGCCAGTCTCCGAAGATAAGAACGCACTAGTGAACTCTGCGACCAATTCTTCTTCGCTGTATAGTTCGCTACCAAAGTAGTGATTCTCGACCACTCCTTCACGATTTAGGCGGGTCTTGTGTCCCGTTGAGTGTCCGACCTCATGGAACGCTGTTGAATAGAACGCTTCGTCACTAGTGAATGATTCTTGTGTAGGTAGTTGAATTGCATCTCGACTTGGTGAGTAGAACGCTCTGTCGCCACCAAAGGAAAGGGATACGGATTCCCTAGCGAAGTAGTCGTCTAGTATCTTCTGTGCGCTCTCAATTACCTCGACATTGCTACGCTTGTCTGACTCTGCGAACGCTGGAGCACCGTTTAACCATTCTGCTTGCTCGGCGTTAAACACTGTAAAGTAGCGCATAACTACCGCTTTCTTATCGTTTCCGTCTGCGTCTTTGGTGTCAAACTGTTTCCACAAGACTACTGGCGTACCCTTGCTACCCTTCAAGACACTACCGCCTAGTTCGCTAATTTGCTTGTATGTGCCCCACCATGGCGATTCGTACCCGTTACCCATTGCAGCGAACGATAGCAACCAGTAGTTAATACCTCGGTAGCCTTTCTTACTGCTAAGAGACATAGGTGTGTAACCAGTAGCGACCCACTCTTTACGCCATGGGGCAACGTTATTTTCTAGTTGCGCAATGATTGACTGTGCAACTATCTCGTAACTATTTTTTGACATTGTAAATCTCCTTTATTGTAACGGCTTTTCCGTTATGAAACCAGTATAGCATACCTTTTCACTAATTGCAAACAGCCTCACACGAATACCACAAAACTATTAAAAAGTCAAGTATCGCGCACGCGCGACCTCCCGAAAATAATCATTGCCCTCGCGTACGTACACGCGCGATAAGGAGGATTACTCCTCCTCCTCCTTAACCGGTGGAAACCCTACTGGAATTATGACTATGTGTTCTTTCATAAACTCCCATGCGTCATGGGTCTTGTCGTTGCTCATTACTCATTACCTCCTTCGCTCAATACCTGCTCATAGAGCCGGTCAAGGACTTTGGACTGGGTAGGTGTCATAAGTGTTAGACCACCTATGAAGTTAGACCTAATGTAGTCCATGTAGTCATACAATGCCTGTTGTGCGTTACTCATTATTGCTCCTTTTTTAGCGGGCTTTTCCCACTTCAATAAGTGTAGCATACCAATTCTGTCTTGTCAATAGCAAAAAATAAAAAGTGCACACGCGAGTTTTCCTGAAACTCCCCAGCGGGTCGCGTATTACGCACGCGAAAAATAATTCCTACACACGCGAGATTCTTAAAAACTGCGTGGG